CCGTAAGGACCGTATAATGACTGCTGCTGACTGGGCTGCCTTTGCAATTAGTATCTCTACCTTAGTAGGGACCTTTGCTCTAATGATTAAGTGGATGGTGAAACATTACCTTAATGAACTTAGACCCAATGGTGGTTCGTCAGTAAAAGACCAAGTTAATCGGTTAGAACTACGAGTGGATGAAATCTACAGATTGTTGGTGGACAAATGAAAACTAAATTTGGACCCTATAAAGGTAGCGAGCAAAATGGTGGTCGTCCCATCTATGTGTTTAAAAAGAAAGTAAAAGGCAAGACAGTTACTACATCAAGTAACAAAGCAAGAGTAGAGTATGAAGAAAAAAAAGGTAAAAAATTATCTAAGAAGATAGATGTAAACCACAAGAACAATAAAGGTAGGGCTGGTAGTGATGCCATGTCCAACCTAAATACACTTTCGCATAAAAAGAATGTGGGTAAAGAAAATAAACGTCGAGCAGGAAAGCGATAAACTAAATGATACCTCTAGCCCGTGCTGCACAACCGGCTGCAATTGCAATACTGAGACAAGCAACAGCCCTATTCCCGAAGAGATTGAAAGCCTCGGATGGGCTGCTCCCATCTAAAGCACACATCAAGCAGAACCCTAACTCAGACCACAACTCTGGGTTTGCATGTGACCTAAGTCACGACCCTAAGAATGGGATTGATTGCAAGGTTGCCTATAAAGAATTACAGAAAGACCCACGCGTAAAGTACTTAATTTTTCAGGGACGTATTTGGTCAGAGATGAAAGGCGACCGTGACTTTGATGGTTACTCTCATCCAGTTCATTTACACATTAGTATCAAGGAAACTGCGGGAACTAATACTTCCTCTTGGTTCCCTTGGTTAGGGGATGCTAAAAAACTTAATAAGGTAAAAGCAGCACTCAAGCCCAACCCTAAAAAGAAAGAGACCAAATGACTCAACTTACTAAGAATAAAGTACAGGCTATGTTCATGTCCTATGTTCGGGCTGGCGTAGCATCCTGTGCAGCACTTTATATGGCTGGGATTACAGACCCTAAGGCATATGCTACTGTCTTCCTATCCTCATTTGCTGGTCCTGCTATGAAAGCAGTAGATAAGTCAGCCAAGGAGTACGGCAAGAAGTAGGCATTTAAAGCCTTCTAAGCCCCTTTACAGACAAGAAACCCCCTTCCTCTAGGTACTCCCTAGGGGTTGGGGGTCTTTTTGCGTTTAAATTGCTACTCTACATCGTAGTATTGGTACTCAATCTCTTCCCAGAAACGTTCAACCTGTTTGTCATAGATGGCATCTTTTACTACATCTATTAGGTAGGATACTACATAGAACACCACAAGGGCAGCAAGGGTTCCCCAGAACGCTGTATAGAATGAACTTGACATACTTCTCCTTACATATATATAATATATATATTATATACGAACGCCTAAGCGTTCGTTATATTACATATTATCTTGTAAATAAATTATACATACCCAATTTTAATCTGTCAAATTAACTCTCAATTTGACAAAAAAAGTATCATGGATGTAAACTTATACCATGACGATAAAACTAGAAGAATACGAACTACCGGAACATATGTCCTACAGTGCTTTCAGCACCTATTTAATCTGTGGGTACCAATACTACTTAGGTAGACTACTACAAAAACAAGAAGAGCCATCTGTCTGGTCAGTCGGTGGCTCATCCTTTCACCTTGCCTGTGAGAACTACGACAGGAGCACAATATGAGCCAACTATTATGGGACCAAGCATGGCTTGAATGCAAGGGAGACCTCGACCTAACCAACGCACGTGTTGGCGGTCGTGCTACCAAAGCAAATCCAAACAAGGAAGATGAAAACTTCTGGCAAACCTCAGGACCCAAATGGGTAGAGACTTACATCGAATGGCGTACATTAAACCCAGACTGGAAAATATGGAAAACCCCAGCAGGGGAACCAGCAATCGAATTGGCGTTGCTACCTGTGGTGGCAGATGTGCCAGTCAAAATGGTTATCGATAGAGTCTTTGAAGTCAATGGACAACTTGTTATTGTTGACTTGAAAACCTCGCAACAGACACCTAGTAGTACACTTCAACTTGGATTCTACAAGTTAGGTCTTGAACAGACCTTTGGCGTAGAGGTCAAGTGGGGTAACTACTATATGTCGCGTCAGGGCAATACCGGAGAAATGGTAGACTTGTCTGGCTATACATACGATAAAATGGAATACCTAATTAGTCAATTTGACAAGGCTCGCAAGTCTGCGATATTCTTACCCAACACAAACAATTGCCAGTACATGTGTGGACTCACAGCGCACTGTCAATTCTCTACTAAAAAGGAAACTACATGAGTGAAGAATGGAAGTTACAGGTTTCGTATAAGACTCCGGGCGGGGACATGATTAACATCCGTGCCAACACCGCTGATGAACTTAGTGTATTGCTAGAAGGTATTGGTGACTACTCGACTCAAGTCGCAGCAGTACAAAGAATGGTCGTTGGCGCATACAATGCAGCCCCTTTGGGGACACCGCCTTCAATGCCAAGCACCGCGCCCGCTCCATCCTCAATGCCAGCCCCGGTAGCGCCTCCATCCGCTACGCCAACAAGTGGTCCAACATGTCTGCACGGAGCAAGGAAGTACAAGTCGGGAGTATCATCAAAGACGGGCAATCCGTACGCGATGTGGGTATGTCCACAGCCTCAGGGCGTGGACCAATGCAAGCCAGTGAACTAGAACAAGGTCCAATACCGTTCTAAAAGATTAGGGAGGGGATGTAATGCGTACACTTACGAGGTCTGTGGGACGTGCTTCGATAGGTGGCGAGCCTCTCCCTAGTTGCTTTAAAGCATTTGAATCTAATCAGATTGTTATTCGACGTTCAGAAGTGTCGATGTTTGCGGGTGCTCCGGGGGCAGGTAAATCTACACTTGCCCTAGCACTTGCTCTTAAAACTAACGTCCCAACTCTCTATATTTCAGCAGACACCAACGCGCATACTATGGCTATGCGTTTAGCATCCATGATTTCTGGCAAGAGCCAGAGTGATGTTGAGCAAAAGTTAAACAATGATATTGGTTGGACTAAGGCTGTGCTACAAAAGGGCAGTCATATTGTTTGGTCATTTGAATCTAGCCCAACCCTTCAAGATATAGATGAAGAGGTGCAGTCCTTTGAAGAGTTATGGGGTTGTCCTCCAACATTAATTGTAATAGATAACCTAATGGACGTAGCCACAGATGGTGGTGAAGAGTTCGCATCCATGCGAGCCATTATGAAGGAGTTGAAGTACCTTGCTAGAGCAACTAACGCAGCGATTGTCGTGCTACACCACACTTCGGAAGCAGTTCCTGGAAGCCCTTGTCAGCCAAGAAGCGCGATACAAGGGAAGGTTTCTCAGTTACCTGCCCTCATATGTACGCTTGGCACTGTTGGCACGTCAATGGGCGTGGCATCAGTCAAAAATAGATACGGTAAAGCCGATGCAGGCGGAAGTCTCATGACTTGGTTAGCATTTAACCCTGAGTACATGTACGTTGAAGACATACCGGAGAACTTATGAACTCACAAGAATTAATCGGTGCACTCAATCAGAAAATACAGTTACATACAGATGTAATCAAAAATAATGGTTTAGGTTTAGTAAAATGTTCTTCTTGTAGTAAGTTAATTAAGAATCATGAGTATACCAATGGGTTAATCTATGCCTATCGAGACATTATAAGTCTGGTGGCATACCATGACGAGCCGTAAATCACACAAAGTAAGGGGAGCAACCTTTGAAACAGATATTAAAGACTGGTTTCGCGCTCATGGGTACGATGCGGAAAGGCTTGCACGTACTGGGGCAAAGGATGAAGGGGATGTGGCTATTCGAGCGGACTTCCTTGGAAATATTGGGGTTATTGAAGCGAAAGCCCCGGGTCAATCAGGTCGCATTGACCTCTCTGGTTGGACGAAAGAGGCTCAAACAGAAGCAACGAATTATGCGCAAGCAAGAGGCTTCCAAAGGGAAGAAGTCCTAGCGGCAGTAGTAATTAAAGCAAGAGGCAAGTCTATTGCTGATGCTTACTTAGTATTAAGGTTGGGCGATGTATTCGGTGGATGATTTACCTGATATTGCAGTAGTTTTGGCTCATTATGGTGCCAATATTACTCGTACTGGCAGACAAGTAAACATAAAGTGTCCATTCCATAATGATGCACACGCAAGCGCAAGTTTCAATACGCAAGACAACATATTTAATTGCTTTGCTTGCGGTATGCAGGGCAACAGTATTCAAATTATTGCTAGGAAAGAGGGGGTGGATATAAATGAAGCAAAGTCTATCGCAGAAGGAATTACTGGGGAAAGCCATGAGCAAGTACGCGGGAAACATCTTTCAGGCAGAAGATTACCTACTAAGCAGGGGTATAACTCGGGAAGTAGCACGGGTGGCTCGATACGGCGTAGTCGTGGAGCCTGAGGTTGGTCATGAAGCATTCATCGGTCGCCTCTCGATACCTTACATTACTAAAACGGGTGTTGTTGATATCCGTTTCCGTTCTCTTAATCCTGCAGTTGAGCCAAAGTATATGGGCATGACAGGTGTTGAGACAAAGATGTATAACGTATTAGATATTGAACGTGCTGGTGACTGGATTGGAGTGTGTGAAGGTGAGTTGGACACTATTACTCTTAGTGGCTGTGTTGGCATCCCCTGTGTTGGAGTACCGGGTGCAAACAGTTGGAAGAAACACTACACTAGATTACTTGCGGACTTTGAACGAGTCTTTGTCTTTGCAGATGGAGACCAACCGGGCAAAGAATTCGCCTCTAGTCTTGCCAGAGAATTGCCAGTTACTATCGTTGCCATGCCAGACGGAGAAGATGTTAATAGTTGTTACGTAAAATACGGTTCAGATTATATCAGAGAGAAGGCTGGCTTGAATGAGTAATAGAAAGTTACCTCCCGTACCTCCTTGTTCTGTGTGTGGGGAGCAGTTCGCTAATGTATTTGAAGCGACAGACCACTTAGTTGAAGAAGGTGGAGAAGAAGTATTCGACCCTAAACTAATCCTTCCGGGTGGTTACTCTCTAATGATTGGTTCACTACTACGTTGTATATATGGATATGCCAATAATCCAGAACAGATATCACGTATAACTCAATCTACTTATGCTACATTATATGCTGCAGAAATCAGTCCTAAAGGGATGCAAAATCTTATAGAAGAGATGGTTGTTGATGAACAGATGAGCAACTTCAATGTTGAACTAAAGAAACTACTAGAGAATGAATCCCCTAAAAATGACGAAACTGGAGCGTGAAGAAATATGGACAATCCTAAACTATCTGCTGTCGCATGGTCTGAATATAACCAAACGAACTATAACAAGTACGGACTTAATAGTGGAGATAACGATACCAAGGTTGAACC